CCATTTTACTGCTCTGTTTGTAATTGTAACCTGTAATCCCTCTTGTGACCAACCTGAAGGCATTTCACCGTAATAAAGTGGCAATACACCATATATTGCACCTATAATCTGTCTTAATTCCTGTCTAACTGCTATAAACTCTAACTCTTTAAGTGATCCAGTAAAGTCTAACCACTGTGCAGGATTCTTTCCGCCCTTGTCATTTTCAACCAAAAGTGGGTGAATCATGTAAGGATCTTCCTGTGCTTTCTGTTCCAATACATCCCATGACTTTCTGAATGTCTCATAGTTTCTTGAGGAAATAACAAGCATACCTCTTGGAGGTCGCATCTTGTCAAAGTATTTTCTAATGTATTCATCCATATGTGACAGAGACATAGCCTTGCTCCATACGGAATAGATAGGTGAAAATCCATAAAGAAGGTTTGGCTTGTACTTTCCAGCCTTCCAGATAACTTCGCCTTCGCCATAGATGACACGTTTAGGCTGTGGAATACCAATAGAATATACAGAGTTTACCTCGATAATTGCCTTCAATGCCTGTGCTCCACAACGGTCACATTTAGGTTCTGTAAGTCTAACGTCACGGTGCTCGAATCGTGGGCAAACATAAATTTTGTTTCGCTTGTCGTCATATCCAATTCTGCCGTCACTGTCGGCAATCATTGCCACTTGAGGTGGCTCGATTCTTAGCATCTCTTTAATCACAGTCTTTTCCTCGTTAATCTCTCCCGTTGAATCGTTTATGTGGTAGTTCTTTAACAAAAGCAAATATGCGTTATCTGCTATCTCAAAGTCACGTTCCAACTGACGTGACACGTCTTCCAAAGTTTGCTGGTTACTGTTTACAGGTTCCATCATCAATGCTTCCAAAGTCTTTCTGTGCTCTGGTACAGGTCTAACCAAGTCATTGCTTCCACATGTATCACATACCAAAGCCTGTGCTTTAGGTACTGCAACTGCCTTCTTTTTTCGTGGGTGTGTACTGGAGAAATTGTCTCCGTTTGCTTCAAATGGCTGCTCGTCAGGATTGTCAGGGGTAGGTGCATACTGGAATTCCTTGCTACAGTTGTTGCATTTGTACTTCCATTTCTCTACAACCTCAAAGCCGTTCTTGAACATTTCACGATTCAAAGTCTCAATAGGTATTCTTAAAGCATCAATGTTATCTGCCAACTCGTAAATCATGGTGAGTGGGAAGGGGAAAATTGGTAATTTGGCACCTGTATCGGTACTCATGTAAGGCTGGGCAACGCTAGGTCTAGTCGTAGTCTCAGTGGTTGACTTGTCGATTAAATGAAGCCTTGTCAACGCACCAGCAAAAGAACTACGAAATCCCATGATACATGTCAATATTTGTCACATTATATAAAGTTATTGTCACGGTTGCGAAGCAACCCTTACTCATATCCAAAGTTTTATATAATGATACATAACAGATCAAAGCATGAAAAACAACTTTGTCATAGTTAAGGACATCATATCAAAAGAAAAAGCATTGAAACTTGCTATTCATTTGGACACCAGAAAAGACAAATATTCCATATATGATGACATGGTTCCAGATAGTACGGCATTTCATAACGATGATGAGATAACAAAACTTCAAAATGAATTACGTTCCACAATAGAAAAACATGTAGATTTAAAACTATTTAACACATACAATTACTGTAGAATATACCAAACAGGAAACATACTTGATGTTCACAAGGACAGAGATGCATGTGAAATATCAGTTACTCTTGATCTAGGAGGTGACAAATGGTCAATATTCATGGGTGGAGAAGAAGTGATGTTAGACATTGGAGATGCTGTAATATACAAAGGATGTGACATTCCTCATTGGAGAGAGGAGTTTAAGGGTGATACTCATACACAGGCATTCATACATTATGTAGATCAGAACGGTAAAAGATCATGGGCAAAGGATGATAACCGTGGATAAAAACATCTTTGTATATGGGTCTTTATTGGACAACAAGCTTAGACGTAACATAATAGGTCGTGACATAGAGGGCAAGTCCGACATACTGGAAGACTATATAATTGACACACACAGCGTACTAAACGCATATCCTACAATCATAAAGCTTGAAGGTGGGTTTGTAAATGGCAAAGTCTTCAAGGTCACTGACAGTGACATCGAAAAAATGGACAGGTATGAGACTCACTATTACAAGAAAATTGAGGTTACACTAAAGAGCAAGGTCATGAGTTTGGTGTATATAGAGAGACACTTTAACGTAGGTTCTTAGAACTCCATCCTCTGTATGCATCATCAGTCTCACACTTTAGACATGAGTCAAAGAAGCTAGGCTTTCCACATTTGTTACATTGATTTATTTCTCTAAGATAGTCTTTGCCGTCAAATGACTTTTTCAAGCCATTAACAAAATTACTTATCCACCATGTAAATGACATGAAATAACTCTCTTACCTTGTTCTACGCATGGACAATCTCCATCACTTGTTGTTGGAGTATCGTCAATGTCAAATTCAGGTGCTGCTTCTACAGGCTTGGATTTTTTACTGGTCATATAAATAGTGTACTTTATATATTATTTAAACTTTGCCAAATCATGGTAGAATTGGAGTTAGAGGACTATACGGAGATATTCAAGTGGTTCAATGCAAAGCATGACGAGGTTGAAGAAAACGGACTAAGTGAGCAAGGCAGAAAGAGTTTCTGGAAACTCCAATTTTTGATGGAAGACAAAATGAAAGAGCTAGAGATGGATAAAAAAGATCGTGGAGAAGCTCAATAAAACTAATATAATACATAGACTTAAATAGCGTGTGGTTAACAGATTAGACGAGATACATACTAGACTTATGGAAATAGCCAAAGAAGAAAGACAACTATTAGACGAAAGAAGATCAATACAGGCTCAAATGTTTAAAAGCAAAATGAACCTGCACATCAATGAAATCATTGATGGCATTGGTCATGGGTAACAATTAAATATCGAAGTATCTCATATATTGTATGAATATATCATACAGAGACATGCCTATTCCTCATGTACTCATAGATGATTTCTTGCCTGACAAAGCAGCAAAGAAGTGTCTAGAGGAATTCATATCTTACGAACCGTATTATATTGATGCAACAGTAAACGAATGTCAATGTGACGATTGCCAAGAATCTGCAAAAACACATCAACGTGACAACAAGATATTCTATTTGGATGGAAAGGTAAACCCTAACAAATCTGACATTATAAAGTCAGTCCATCACGCATTATTTAAGACACCACTTACTAACTTTCTAGGCGAACTAGGTGGACTGTTTCCGATCATTCAAACTTGCACAACAACTGAAAGCATACTCTCCAGATATGGCAAGTGTGACTTTTATGGAGTTCACACGGATCAGATGAGTGAGAAACCTCAAACCAGATTGTTGACTGTAGTATTCTACGTTAACAAGGAGAACGCAAAGTTCACAGGGGGAGACTTGAATCTGTATGACAAGAAAGGAGCATCGTATATAAGCATCAAGCCTAGGCATAACAGGTGCGTTATATTTGAATCCCGTATGCTACACTCAGTGAGTAGTGTGGGTTTGAATGAGGAATCATTTGACGAGGGCAGGTTCTCGCTTAACTTTTGGCTAGGCTTTTACGGCAATCTGAGGTGGAGAGATGAGCTGGGATAAGGAACAGTGGGGGGTCTTCCTCATATTTACAGGTTTCTTGATTCCGTTAGGAATCGTTTTTCTGCTACAGGCTAGGCGTAACAGTATGCATAGTAAGCATAGTATTGACAATATGTATCAAAGAAGCTTTATAAATAACTATGATAAGGAGTATAAATATGAGTGATGCTGTTACTGATCTCTTAAGATTGCTGCATGAGGAATGGATGCCTGAGGACAGAAAAGAGGTTATAAAGCAAATGCTTGTTGACATGGTAGACCGTATGGAAGACAGTGCAAGTCTTCAGGATATGAGATAATGCCTAGTATTATTAATAATGACAAGATCAACATAGGGTTTGATCTAATAGACGAAGCTATGGAGAACATGGTAAATACTCACAAACTTAACTTTTATGAGGTATTGACAGTGTTAGCCATGATGGACACAAAGGTCAAGCAGAACAACATATCACAGTATTTAATAGAGACTGTTACAAGATTTCAGGAACAGGTTAATAAAGAGGATGAGGAATTAAGATGAGCCTGAGCAGGAAGGATCTAGAAAACATCATATGTATAGCATGTGGTCGAAAGTATGGAGAGCATTATAAAGGTAATGGAACCAAGTTTAACCTCCCCGAACTCATGTCATGCATGTTCAGAATACAGGGTACGCTTGTGGCTGACGGTATAAACGATGCTCCTGCATCGTCACCCAATAACGAGGAGCCTAAGGCTTGAAGATACCCATAAGTGAGGACTGTATGAGATGCAAGAGCAAGGCTAGTCTCATGAAGTTAAAGAATGATAGCGAGTCTTCATTAGCCGATACTGAGGTATCGTCTTAGGCTTATATATAAGTGTATATTCCTAAATAGGGTTCAGATTTTTTCCAGATCTGGTCAAGGCATTTTCCAAATGCTTTCAATGTGTTTTCGAGAGTTATATATAAGGTGTTTTCCTTAAAATTCGTTTTTTCGCCATGCCGACCAGCACGCCCAATTAACGGTTTGAAACTGCGTGAAAGTGTTTAATAAAAAAGAAGGGGTTTAGTTAGTAGGCGTGATTAGTGCTTATACTAACTCA